CATCTAGACGCATTGAATTCATGGCATCAATCAAATCAAATTTAGGAGAATTCCTTACTTTTCGTAAGGTATCACTCATATTTTTGATTTTATTGAAGAGACCGTTTAGGATAGGATGAAATTGTAAAGTATCTTTATCAGGAATATCATCATAATTTTTCATAAAATTATCATAATATTTCTTTAAAGAATTACTTGACTTTTCAGCCATTCCTTCCAATCCAATTACTAACAGCCCTCTAACGAAGTTAGAGATTAGCTCTTCATTCGGTATTGAGATCATATGATTTGCAAATTTCTCAACGAAATAAGTTCTTATTTCATTGGGAGTTGCAAATTTATATTGATATCTCAATACAAAATTTAAATCTTCAATTATTAATTTTAATTTTCTTTTTGATAATTTTATCTTAAAATTATTTAAATTAATAATGAAGATTTTTAAAGCTAATTCTTTCAATGGTTTACTAAACATAAGAGGGAATTTATGATAATAGGAGAATAATTGTTGAAAAACAATTGTTCTACTATTTAAATTTGATAAAATCCCCCTTAATGGTAAACCAGATATTTCTTCGTGTTTGTAGAATCATCTTTTTGCAAATTCATATGTATTTTTCGATACATGTGTTTTTGCTTCAGATATTTCTACACCAAGCTTAGTCATTATTCTTATATATTTTCGGGCAACGATATCATTATTTATAACGATATCATCTCCTAATAATATATATCGCTCAAAATTATCTATTTTTGATAATTTTGCAGCATAGAATACAACCAGATGGTGACACAAAGTGAAAGCAGCTCAAGAGCTGTAAGCCCCCATAGGTTGTCCAACAGAGTACTTAATTGTACCCTTTGAATATTCCTTAGGAAGCTTATAATCCCTTGATGTTAGTAACTCTCTTCAATTATTTATTAATTCAGGATTTAATATAAAAATCTTTTTTAATAATTTTTCTTGAAGAGTTATTGGAAAACGATCCGTAGCAGCAGTTAGATCAAGTGATCAAAAACTGTTACCAAGTGTTTTTCCATAAAAGATAGGGTCTTGAGTAAAAGTTCTATCTTGGGGTATCTTCTTTAACAAAGAAAATATCTCAAGATGTAACTTTTTTAAAATGAATTGACTATAGTAATCAACCATAGCAATACATCTTAATTTTAACTCAGGATCCTTAACAATCGATATTTTTCCAAAACCATTTAGTGGATTTCCTGTAAACATTAATTTATGATCTTTAAAGATTAATTCTAAAAAGTCTGTAATTATTGTTTTATAGCTTTCACTATCAAATATTTTATGAAATAATTCTAAAATACTTTGATTAGTTAAAGCTGCAGTAAATAAACTGAATGGAGCTGATAAGGTTGATAATCCAAATGGAGATGATTTACTACTAATGTAGTGATCTCTCTTGGAATATAAAATCTTATCAACTTGATAGAGTTTATATTTTTCAATAAATTCATCAATAATAAAACTAGGAATTGTGAAATTCTTAGGATTTTTATTAATGTTACTTATTGAACTAAAATCTGGTTTACACTTATCTAATTCTTCCTTTGTAGGAATAATAGATCTAGTATAACCTAGTAGAGTCATAATAAATCTTAAATTATTAGGATTTTTTGAATCTACTAAAGGTTTTAGATATAAAACTCTCTTTGGGAAACCATCTTTTGTTAATGATAAG